ACTCTGAGTTAATCATGGCACTTGTACTTGCTGATCGGGTAAAGGAAACTACTACCACAACAGGCACAACTGATTTTGCTCTTGGTGGTGCTGTTAGTGGTTTCCAAACATTCTCTGCGGGTGTTGGCAATAGCAACACTACATACTACTCTGTATCTCTAGGATCAGATTGGGAAGTTGGCCTTGGAACTTTGTCAGCCAATGGACTAACACTTGCCAGGACTACTGTATTGCAGTCTAGCAACAGTGATGCAAAGGTTGTTTTTGCCGCAGGTTCTAAGGATGTATTCGTTACTTACCCTGCAGATAAATCGGTACTAAGCGACTCTACACAGACCCTGACAAACAAGACTTTAACTAGTCCTACACTTACTACGCCTATTCTTGGAACACCCCAGAGTGGTGTTTTAACCAATGCCACAGGTCTTCCTTTATCAACTGGTGTTACTGGTACTCTTCCTGTAGCTAATGGTGGTACAGGTATAACCTCTTTAGGAACTGGTGTAGCTACATTTCTTGGCGCACCATCTTCTGCAAATCTGTTAGCAGCTTTGACAGATGAAACTGGCACTGGTGCTAATGTATTTGCAACTAGTCCCACTTTAGTTACTCCAATTCTTGGAACTCCTACAAGTGCTACCCTAACAAATGCAACAGGTTTGCCACTAAGCACTGGCGTTACTGGAACACTTCCAGTAGCTAATGGAGGAACTGGTCTAACAACAACTCCCGCTAATGGTGCTTTAGATATTGGTAATGGCACAGGATTTACTCGTGCAACATTGACTGCGGGAACTGGTGTAACTATTACCAATGGTGCTGGTTCAATCACGATTGCAGCTTCTGCTGGTGGCTCTGGTGATGTAGTTGGCCCTGCTTCTGCAACAAACAATGGCATTGTTTTATTTGATAGCACAACAGGCAAGTTGATTAAAAACTCAGCTACTCAAGATGGTTTGATTTATGGCCTGACTGTAGGCCGTGGTGCAGGTGCGGTGTCAAGCAACACTGCATTGGGAAGTGGAGCATTAAATAATGCTTCAACTACTGGTGGATTTAATACTGCCATTGGAAGAAACACATTACAGACATTGACTTCTGGCGAAGAAAACACTGCCGTGGGAAATTCTGTGTTGAACTTAGCAACAACAGGCGGTAACAATGTTGGTGTAGGTAATGCCACTTTAGCGGCAACTACAACAGGCGGTTCAAATGTTGCTTTAGGATTTGGGGCGTTGCAACGAAACACGACGGGTTCTAACAGTACAGTTGTAGGCTATCAAGCTGGTTATAACAATACTACAGCTACAAATATTGCTATTGGTTATCAAGCGTTATATACAAATTCAACTTTGTCTGGAAATGTGGCGGTTGGTTATTCTGCGCTTTATAATAATGTAGGAAGCAACAATACAGCAGTTGGTCACTTTGCTGCTTACACAAAAAGTAGTGGTGGCTCTGTAACTGCATTTGGCAGATATGCGTCTTATTCAGAAACTTCTGGCTCTGACAATACATCTGTAGGAACTAACGCTTTATTTGCAACTACATCAGGAAGCTCAAATGTCGCAGTTGGCGCAAGCGCACTTACATCAAATACAACAGGTGAAAGAAACTCCGCATCTGGTTATCAATCAATTGTAAATAGCACTACTGCGTCTTATAACGTAGCACATGGATGGCAAACACTTAATAATTTATCAACTGGTCTTGGACATACAGCATTAGGATATTCTGCTGGTTTGACAGTAGCAACAGGTAGTTATGGTGTTTATATCGGCCCAAACTCAACAGCAAGTTCATCTAGTGTTTCTAATGAAGTAGTTATTGGCTCTGCTGGTGGCGGTGCTGGATTTACTGGTAAAGGTGCAAATACTGGGTTTATAAATCCCAATACTGGCGGTGTTTATCAAGGCAATAACTCATCTTCATGGTCAACAACTTCTGACCAACGACTAAAGAAAAATATTGCTGATAACAATGATGGCTTGGAAAAACTAACGCAGATTCAGATACGCAACTTTGAATATCGCTTGCCTGAAGAAGTTGATGCAGAATTAAAGCCAACAGACGCAATCAACAAGTCAGGCGTTCAACTTGGCGTGATTGCTCAAGAACTGCAAGCAGTTTTGCCTGATTGCGTAAAGCAAGAATCAACTGGCGTCTTGTCTGTGGACACCGACAACCTGACTTGGTACTTAATTAACGCAGTCAAAGAATTGTCTGCTCGTGTTAAACAACTTGAAGGAAACTGAAATGACTACTGAAACACTAACACCAGAACAAATTGCACAGCACTACTCTGCCGCAATGGATAGCGTAAACCTAATCAATGCTGGAAAGCCCGAAGGCATGAGTGATGCTGATTGGACTGCTTGCTTATCACGCAACAAAGAGCATTTGCAAATCATGTTGGCTAAAAACTATTGGACAACAGAAAACCTAGCACCATTACAGGCAGCTTCTGCATAAGATCATGGCAAACAACATTGTTCTTACAGATGAACAACTAGAATTGCTAGTTGAAAAAGTTACTGAAAAAGTAATAGAGAATGTTTATATTAGCATTGGCGAAAGTATTGTTAAAAAGTTTTTCTGGGTTGTCGGACTAGGAACAGTAGCTTTGTTTGCGTGGCTTGGTGGAAACGGACATCTTAAATAATGTTTGGATTTAACGCACTATCTGAAGCTCCTTTTTCTTCACTTGCAGGTGGGTTTAAAGATGCCTCCGCAAATGTTGATGCGCTTTCTTCAGTAAGTGCTAGTGCAATCTATTTAGGCGCAGGAAGTGCTACAAGTGCTTCTGCTTCTTCTATTGTTGCAAGTGCAAATTACAGCGCAGGTGGAAGTGCAAACATTGAATCTACTTCTAGCATAACGGCATATGGAATAAGTGTTTATTCAACAATAGTTATCATCTTCCCAGAAAGTACAGTATCTGCTAATGGTGTGGCTGTATATGTATCATCTGCAAACGCATCAAGTTCATCAAGTATTACTGCATCTGGTAGAAAAAAATGGGAAGATGAGACAGATACTTCAGAGACTTGGACAACAATTACAGATGTTTCTGAGAGTTGGACTGATGTTTCAGAACAATCAGAAACTTGGACTACAGTAAATTAAGAGGTCAACATGGCTGATACAACAACCACAAATTTAGGTCTTACCAAACCAGAGGTAGGAGCATCTACTGATACATGGGGTACTAAGATCAATACAGACTTAGATACCATTGATGGTTTGTTTGATACTGGTCCTTTACTTAAAGTTACCAAAGGTGGTACTGGTGTTGGAACTAAAACAGGCACAGGATCTGTTGTTCTTAGCACTTCTCCTACATTGGTGACTCCAATATTAGGAACACCTACATCTGGCGTGGCAACTAACCTTACTGGTTTGCCATTGACTACAGGTGTGACAGGAACTTTGCCTATAGCCAATGGTGGTACTGGACTTACATCTGCAGGTGCTGCAGGATACTTCCTTAAATCTGATGGTACTAACTTTTCTGCCTCACCTATTGGTGGAAACTTTAGTATTCCAACATCTACTCGCACATCTAATACAGTTTTAGCATTGGCAGACAATGGTTATTACATTGATGTAACAAGTGGTACTTTTACTCAGACCTTTACTGCTGCCACAACATTGGGCGCAGGATGGTGGGTTTATATCGGTAACTCAGGTACTGGTAACGTAACTTTAGATCCTAATAGCTCAGAAACTATTGATGGATTGACAAGCTTTGTCATGTATCCAAAAGAAGTGCGTTTAGTTCTGTGTAATGGAACATCATTTAAGTCTGTTGTTATCAACACATTTAACTTAACAGTAACTTCTACTAGTTCTATTACTATTCCACCTGGCTATCAAAAGTTAACCATTGATGCAGTTGGCGGTGGTGGTGGTGGTGGTACAGGTGCTGTTAATACTAGTGGTGGTTATAGATATGGACCAGGTGCTGGTGGTGGTGGTTCAAGAGTTATTGCCACTGTTGATGCTCCAACTGCAGGATCTTCTGTAACTGCTACTGTGGGTGCTGGTGGTACTGCAGGTTCTGCAGGTGGAAGTTCATCATTTAATAATGTAATTGCTTATGGAGGTGGTGCGGGTGCTGGTGGTGGCACATCTTATGTAGTATTTGGTGGCGGTGGCGGTGGCGGTGGAATGTTAGGAGTTGGAGGTAATGGCACTAACAATGTTGCACCAAATAGCACTATTGGAGCAGGTGGAGCACCCATTACTGGTTCAACTTCTGGAGCTTCTAATGTAACTTTTGGCGGTGGATTTGGTGGCGGTGGATCTGCCATTTTCGGTGGTGGCGGTGGAGCTACTGCATATTTAGTAGGTAGTGATGGTGGTGGCTCACTGTATGGTCCTGCTGGAGGTGGCGGTGGCTCTGGAATGGATAGTGGAAATGCTACTGCTGCAGGCGGTGCAGGTGGAACTTCTAATTCTTATACAACTGGCGGTGGTGGAGCAGGTGGATCTGCAGGTGGAAATGGTACTGCAGGTACAACCAATTCTGTAACTGGTATGGGCAATGGTGGTGGCGGTGGATCTTGTAAACCAGCATCTAATGGTGGTAATGGCGGTGCAGGTGGATTCCCAGGCGGTGGTGGAGGCGGTGGAGCTTCTGCTGACACAGGATATTCTGCAGGTGTTGGTGGTACAGGTGGTGCAGGTCAAATTCGTATCATTGGAATTGCATAAATGTACATCCCATTAAACATCCCGCCAGGTGTTTACAAGAATGGTACTGAGTACCAATCTAAAGGACGCTGGAACAGTTCTACTCTGGTGCGTTGGTATCAGAATACCATTCGCCCTATTGGTGGATGGCGTAAACGCTCTTCAACTCAACTTACTGGTTCTGCAAGAGGGTTGATTGCTTGGCGTGATAACAGCAACATCCGTTGGACAGGAATTGGTACTCATTCAAAGCTATATGCAATGAATGAAGGTGGTGTTGCTTATGACATTACACCTACATCTTTTACTGCTGGAATTGCTGATGCAGACACCAAACTAGGTTATGGCTATGGTGCTTATGGTACTGCCGCCTATGGTATTGCTAGACCAGATACAGGCTCATATACTCCTGCTACAACATGGAGTTTGGACACATGGGGTCAGTATCTAGTAGGTTGTTCAAATGCTGATGGAAAGCTTTATGAGTGGCAATTATCTACTGGAACTAAAGCCGCTGCCATTACCAATGCTCCTACAACTTGCTCTGGCTTGGTAGTTACAGAAGAAAGATTCTTGTTTGCTCTTGGAGCAGGTGGAAATCCTCGAAAAGTGCAATGGTCTGACCAAGAGGTTAATACAACTTGGACACCTAGTGCTACCAACCAAGCAGGTGACTTTGACTTAACTACATTGGGTTCTCTGATGTGTGGCAAGCGAGTTCGTGGTGCTACCATTTTGTTTACTGATGTAGATGTCCATTCAGCAACTTACATTGGACCACCATACGTTTATGGATTTGAGCGTATTGGTACAGGATGTGGCGTTATTTCCCGTCAATCAGTAGCGGCTACTGACAATTCATGTATTTGGATGTCTAAGTCTGGTTTTTGGATGTTTGATGGCTTTGTTAAGCCTTTGCCATGTGATGTTGGAGATTACATCTTTAACAATATGAACTATCAGCAAGCATCTAAGGTTTACTGTGTCCATAACTCAGCTTATGGTGAAGTTTGGTGGTTTTATCCAAGTTCAGCCAGTGTTGAGAATGATTCTTATGTAAGCTATAACTATCGTGAGAACCATTGGGCTATTGGTACTTTTGGTAGGACTTGTGGCACTGATTCTGGTGTATTTGGTAAACCAATGATGGTTTCATCTGATTCTTATGTCTATGAGCATGAAATTGGCTTTACATATGACTCAATTACCCCATTTGCTGAGTCAGGACCAGTTGAATTAGCTACTGGAGACAGAGTAATGAATATTACTGGCTTAGTTCCTGATGAGAATACTTTGGGTGATGTTAAAGCTCGTTTTAGCACTAAGTTTTACCCTAATTCAACAGAATATAACTATGGTCCATACACCATGAATACGCCTACTTCTGTACGTATTACTGGTAGACAAATTGCCGTAAAGATTGAAGGCAATGTCAATACTGATTGGCGTGTTGGGACTATTCGATTGGATGGTAAGCCAGGAGGTTTGCGTTGAAACTTCCAACTCCTACTCCATCCTATGATCCTAGAGATCAGGCCAATGTTCGTAGAATTATTGAGTCTGAGGATGCAAACCTATATAAACGTAATCAGGATGTTGAGATTGGTTCTCGCAAGATAACTTCTCCTAACAGACTGATTATCTCTAGTCCAAATGGTACTAGGTATGAGATTTTGGTTAGTAATATTGGTATATTGACGGCATCAGCAGTATGATTGACTATGAAAAGTATAGGATTGATGGAGAGCTTCCATTATGGTCTGTACTTTTTCAAAAAGTAGAGAAAATACTTGAACCTGCTTTAGAATACGACAATACACATAATATGCAAGATGTAGCCGACTGTATTAACAGTTGTACGATGCAATTATGGCCTGGGACTCAAAGTGCAGTAGTAACCCAGATCCAAGACTTTCCAAGAATGAAAGTTTTGCACATATTTTTGGCGGGAGGTAATCTAGAAGATCTAGAGACACTAACCCCCCATATTCAGAAGTTCGCTGAAGACATGGGATGCCGCAAGATCACCTTAACAGGTCGAAGAGGCTGGTCAAGAACTTTTGTATCTAAATTTAACATGAAGCCAACACATTATTGGCTATCTACGGAGGTGTAATTATGTCTGGTGGCTCAAGTCAACAATCATCGCAGCTTGATCCTGCAATGCGTGATGCGTTCTTAAAGAACGTAACAAGCGCACAAGGTGTAGCAGGTAATCTACAAGCCCGTGAGTTTGCAGGTTTAACTCCTGACCAACAGGCTGGATACAATGTTGCCCGTCAATTTTCTGACCCTAACAGCGAAATATTCACAGGGTTAAGATCTGCTTTTAATGTTGCAGGACAAGCCGCTAATTACAACCCACAGAATGTAACTTATAACGCTTATGGCGGTTCAACTGTAGACCCTGCAGCTTTGGCTGCCCAACAAGGTTATACGGCTCAAACTGGTGCTGCCGCTAATGCAGGTCTTGCTCAACAAGCAGGATCACAAGGATATACTGCTGCACAAGCAGGTCCTGCCGCACAAGCTCAAGGTATGGGCTATACGGCTCAACAATTTGGTGGTGTAAGTGCTGGTCCTGCTGAACGATTTGCAGGTGTATCTGCAGGTCCTGCCGCACAAGCAACTGCCGCTGAACTAGCTCGTTCTGGTATTCGTGATGTTGGAGCACAAGGTGTTTCTGGTGCTAATGTAACTTCTGAAGCCTTGGGACAGATTGCTCCACAAGCAAGGGCTAATATTCGTGATGTCAATGCTGGTTCATTCTTGAATCAGAACATTCAGCAGTACATGAATCCTTACACTCAGGCCGTTACTGAGCAAAGTTTGACTGATTTAGAGCGTTCTAGACAACTTGAACAACAACGTACTGCCGCACAAGCTACTGCTGCTAAAGCATATGGTGGATCTCGTCAGGGTGTTGCTGAAGCAGAAACAAATCGTGCTTATGGTGAAAATGCCGCACGTTTAGTTGCTCAACAAAATGCCGCTGCTTATGCCGCTGCCCAACAAGCCTCTGAAGCTGATTTGGCTCGTCAGATGCAAGCCCAACAACTTAACCAAGCTCAAGATGTTGCTACTACTCAACAGTCTCTGCAACTTGCAGGACAGTTTGGTTTAGCTAACCAAGATGCTAATTTACGTGCGGCTTTGGCTAATCAGGGTGTTGATTTGTCTACTGGACAACTTAATACTCAAAATGCCCAACAAACGGCTTTGGCTAATCAAGCTGCCGCTAACCAGATGGCTCAATATAACGCTGGTAATTTTCAACAAGCAGGATTGGCCTCTCAAGCACAAGCCAATCAGATGGCTCAGTTTAATGCTGCCAATATGCAACAAGCAGGATTGGCTAATCAGGCAGGTGCTAACCAAGCCGCACAATTTGGTGCAGGTGCTCAAAATCAAGCCGCACTACAAAATGCTGCAGCGCAAAATGCTTTGGCTCAATATAACGCTAGTAATTTACAACAAGCTGGTCAATTTGGTGCGGGTGCGGCTAATACTGCGGCTTTGCAAAATGCGGCTGCAGGTAATCAAATGTCTCAGTTTAATGCTGGTAATCAGCAAGCAATGACATTGGCTAACCTTGCGGCTCAAAACCAAGCAGGTCAGTTTGGTGCTTCTGCATTTAACCAAGCAGGTTTGGCTAATCAAGCGGCTTTAAATGCTCGTGCAGCTCAACAAGCAGGATTGACTCAGCAAACCGGCTTGACCAATGCTCAGAACTTCTTGCAAGCTAACCTAGCTAACCAACAAACAGGTTTAGCGGCTAATCAACAGCGTTTGAGTGCTGCAGGACAGATGGCAGGAATCTCTCAAGCTGGTCAACAAGCAGGTCTTGCAGGTTCACAAGCTTTGCAAAACATTGGATTGCAACAACAACAGTTCTCTCAGCAACAGTTGGATGCCATCCGCAATCTTCCATTGGAGCAACAACAGATCATCAACCAAGCATTGGGACTCAATGTTGGTGGCGGTTCTGGTATGCAATCTACATCTACTTCCAAGCAAGGTCTGCTTGGTTTACTTGGCCTGTAAGGAGTTTATATGCCTTTTAATCTTGGTTTGCTGTCAGATGCAGCACTTACTGGTCTTAGTGAAGACGAAAAAAGTAGTCTTCAAAAGCAAGCTACTCAACAGTTCTTACTTGGCTCTTTGTTAAGCAATGATCCTTCTATGGGATTGAAATCTGCTTACTCAGTACCAGAGCAATATTTGAGTGGTCAGAAGGCTATTGCTGATATGCAAGAGAAAAAGCGTCAGCGTGGTGAAGTTACTGGATTTTTAGAAGAGTTTTCACCAACTCACCAACAAGCTCAAAGTCAAGCACTTAATGCAAACCTTGGAAGACCAAGAATGGCATCTAGTCCATATGCTTTAGGAACTGCTTTGGGTTTGCCACAAGACAGGGTTGAGCCTCAAGCACTTAATCAGCCAATAGATTACCAAAAAGCATTGGCTGCCTCATTGCGTATGTCTGGAAATCCTGCACAACCTCAAATTCGAGAGACTTTGGCGGCTATGCAACCAAAACTTCAAGATGGATTTATTGTTGAGCCAGGTGGGAAGATTTCTGGCTTTGCTCCAAAGATTGATACAAAAGCTGGAACAGTTACAACTGGAACTATGCTTGATGGCCAGCCATCTTTTCAGACAAGTGTGTTGCCAGGTGCTGCTAAAGCTGCCGCACTCAATACATTGCCTGAGTTGCAAAAAGGTGAGCAATATGCTTTCGACAGCAATCAAAATGTAATTGGTATTGTTAATGCTAATGGCACTTTACAAGCTTTGTCACAACGTACTGCAGCAGAAACTGCTGCTCGTGAAGCCAATATTCCTCGCCCAAGCTTTACATCAACTGGTGCGCCAACATTTACTTATGCAAATCCCCCAGGTCTTGCAGGAGGAGCTACACAACCAGCAGTAGCAAACCAACCAATAGGTGTTGTTCAGCCAAATACAGGACAACCAGTAACTGGTCCTAGTACAGCTCAAACAATCTTAAATGAAGCATATAAGCCAATTCTTGCTGATGCCTACAAAGGTTATCAAACTGCTAAAAAGACTGCACCAGTAATTGACCAATTACAAAATGCTTTTAATGATCCAAATTTTGATACTGGATCATTTACTGACATTAGACTGAAATTGGGTAACATATTTAATAGTTTTGGTGTATCTGGCGATAGAACTAAACAATTCTTAACAAGCGGTATTTCTGCTCGTCAAGGTGTTAATGCTTTAACTGGAGAAAGTTTGACTGAAGCAGTTGGAGCTATTTCTAATTTTGAGATTGGCTATTATGGTCAACGTAATGCTCAAATTACAGATCCTAAAGAGTCAACCAACTTTAACTTAGCAGTTTTGCGTGAGGCTAACAAACGTAAACAAGAATACTATAACTTTATTTCTGATCCTAAAAATGCGGGTCCTGATGCTATTCGTAAATGGGAAGAGTCTCCACAAGGTCAAAAACAAATGTTTGAAGCTCCAGGTTTACGTAAATATTTGCCTCAGTTCCAAGTCAATGCTGGACCAGATAAAGGTAAAACTGCTTACCAGTTGCCTAGTGGTGTTTATCGGGTTTATGACTAATGGCTACCAAAGATCAAGTATACGAATTTGCTAGGCAAGAAGCCCAAAGGCAAGGCGTTCCTTTTTCTTTAGTGCAAAAGATTGTTGAGACAGAATCTGGTGGCGCATTTAACGCCATTGGACCTAAAACTAGGTCTGGTGATCGTGCATATGGTCCTATGCAGTTAATGAACGCAACTGCAAAAGATCTTGGTGTAAATCGCATGGATTGGAAAGATAACATCCGTGGTGGAGTTAAGTATCTAGGCCAATTAACAGAGCGTTTTCAAGATCCTACATTAGTGGCGGCTGCTTATAACGCTGGACCTGCAAATGTTGAAAAGTATGGTGGTATTCCTCCATTTAAAGAAACACAAAATTACGTTCAGAAAGTTGTAGGTACAAACATGGCTACATATAGAGATATTGATCCATCACTGCTTGGACAAGCAAGTCCTAAGATTGATTTGCGAGGAATGGCTACTCAAGATCAACAAAATGTTGGTTTTCGTGAAGTTGATCCATCAATGATTGGACAACCAGTAGTTCAGCAAACACCTGCAAGACAGAATCAAGACTCTATTGCCCGTCAAGTTGGTTTGACTGCACGTTATGGCATGGAAGGTTTAGGACAAGTGGCTGACATTGTTGGTTCACCACTGAATATGTTGATTAACAGGGCTACTGGTAGCCAACTAGGTACTCCTAGTCAATCAATGTCAAACTTTGCAACTATGCTTGGTTTGCCACAACCACAAACTGGCTTAGAAAGAGGTGTTGGTAATGTTACTCGTGCTTTAGCAGGTGTCCCTGCAATGGCAGGTGTTGGCGGTTTACTGCAACAAGCTCCTAATTTAACAGCACAAGTTGTTGGTCGTGGTTTAGCGGCTCAACCTGCAGCTCAAATGGCTGGCGCAACAGCAGGTACTGGTGCGGCTGAAATTGCCCGCAATCAATTTGACGTTCAAAATCCCTTGGCTTTACTTGGCATTAACTTGGCAGCAGGTTTACCAGCTAGTGCTGTAGCGGCTCGTGCGGCTAATATTCCTTCTGGCACAAATTATCGTGATCCAGTTACAGGTCAGTTGATTGAATCTGCTGCACAACGTGGTGTCAATATTGATGTAGGTGATGTTGGTGGACCAGGCTCTACATTGTTGCGTAAAACTCGTCAATTTGGCGACACAACACAAGATGCAAATCAAACAAAATCTGCTCAAGTTCGTAATTTGATTGAGAAAGTTACTGAGCAAGTTAAGCCAGCTTCCGTTACCAAAGAAGGTGGTGAAAAGTTAGTTATTGCCAATGATCTAAGAACTCAATATCGCAATGCTAAAGATGCTGTTTCTCCAATATTTGATCGTGCTGAAAAGTTGGCAGGAAATACTCAAATTCCTTTGTCAAACACAAATAATGCAACTATTGAAGTTTTAGATAAGTTTCCTGCAGTTGCGGATAATGCGTTTATTACTAGACTTGTTGAACGTGCTAACAACCTGATTCAAGGTGGTGGTGGAACCTATAAAGAATTAAGAACTTTGCAAAAATCAGTAGGTTCTGAGTTAAACAGAGTACAAAAAGCTCCTGCCACTTATGGTGAAGAACAAATAGCGGCTTTATCTAAGCTATATGGAGGTCTGTCAGATGATGTAAACGCTTGGGCAGCTCCTAGAACTATTAACAATAAGCCTGTTTACACACCTGCTGGTGCAGAACACGCTCGTGCAATGGAGCAGTTTAGAAATACTGTTGTTCCTTTTAGACAAGATCAAGATATCTATAAGATAGTTTCTAGCAAAACACCTGCCAATGAAATTGACAGAATTGCACAAAGTTTTAGCTTGACAGGTAATCCTGCTACTGCCGATTTAGCAGTTAGCTTGATGTCTGATACTGGTAAACAAGCTGCTCAATATTCAATCTTAAACCAAGCCCGTAGTGCGGCTATAAATGCAGATGCAGCGACTATGTTGTCTTCACCTGCTTTTACCAGAACATTGAATTTAGGTAGATCAGAACTCCCATCTGCTCAACGAATAGTTATGGGTCAAACACCAGAAGTTATGGGTGAAGTTGGCTTGTTGCGTAATATTGTTGATGCAACTCGTGGTGCTGTAACCCCTAAAGCCGCACCTCAAACTGGAGCACTTAATGTTCCTCTGATGACTACTGGAATGGGTGCAGGTGCTGGCGCAGGAGCCGCCACTTCACTTGGGTTTGATCCAACTTTAGGTGCTATGGCAGGTGTCACATTAGTTCCACCAATGGCTAATAGACTATCTAATGCTTTAAGTAGCCCAAGTGGAACACGATATTTGCTTGGTGAGCAATTGCAAGGTGCTGGTGGTATGGGAACAGCAATGGGTCAAGGTATAAATGCTGCGACTACAAAGCCAGAAGACTTCTTCCCTTCTGCCACTGGCCTCTTAGATCTATTTAGATAAAATGAAAGATTGGCTGCTTGCAACAATTGCAGCAGTCAGCATGGTCTGCCTTGTCATCTGGTGTTTTTCAGTAATGATCTGGGTATGGAGTTAATTTCTTTTTTGTTGGCTGTATCTATTGAATACAGGTGTGTCAAGTGGATTTGGGTTGGAGATGTCTACAACCGAAGGGTCTACTGTATTGAATGGCAAAAGGTTGAGAAAAAATGATTGATCCGATGACGGCCCTAGCTGGCATACAGTCAGCTATTAGTATGGTCAAGAAGGCAAGTAAGGTTGCCAATGACTTAGGCTCTCTTGCCCCAATGATTGGCAAGATGTTTGATGCCAAATCAGTTGCTACTAAAGCATTGATTGAGGCTAAAAAGGGTAAGGGTTCCAATATGGGAACTGCCCTTCAAATTGAGATGGCTCTAGAACAGGCTAGATCCTTTGAGGAAGAGTTAAAGATGCTCTTTATGACATCAGGAAAGATTGATGTCTGGAATAAGATTAAAGAGCGACAAGCGCAGATGGACAGGGATGATGCCAGAGAGCTTGCTGCCATACAAAAAGCAGAGAAGGCAGCCAAGGCTAAAGAGCAAGAGATGCAAGAGCTTGCCATCATTATTGGTGGTGTAGCTTTTGTTTTGTTTTTAGTCTTTGTAGGTATCAATGAATTGATGGACTTTTGTAACACTACTCATAGATGCGGTGGCAGATGAATGAGTATCAGAAGACCTTTGACTTAGCACTAAAGATATTCATTTATGGGTGCGTTGCTTT